GCGATCACTTCAGGGAAAATAACAGTATCAGCTTTAATAATCAGGAAATAAGGCATGGCAACAATAGCCGATATTGTCACTGAGGCGCGATATGATCTACGGGATATAGATGCGGCGCTATATTCAGACGGTGAGCTTTATTATTACGCCAATCGAGGATTGGTTCAACTCGATAACGTCCTTTCAGCTATGAACTCTGATTGGATTTATAACGAGGCCAGTCTTGCGTTGGGCGCAGGTGCGCTCTACGTCGCCGCGCCTACCGGGTGTATTGTGGTTAGATCGGCGTGGATTAGCTCGGACGAAATTATCAAAGTACCGCCTCAAAGAATATTCGATGAACGCAAGTATGTAGGTACAGGGACAGGCCAGCCATATTATTTCGCTGAACAGGGCGTTAATCTAATATTTGAACGCACAACGGACCAAGCTTACACGGTTAAGGCGTACTACGACAAACGGTCAACGGCTTTTTCTACAGAAACGCCAACAGCGACAATGCCGTACAACAACGAGTTTAATTCGGCTATACGGGAAATGATTGTTATCCTGGCGCATAAACGCAATGAAATTAATGTGTTTCCTGATACTGAGGTTTACAACTTCTTTTTTATGAAATTATCAGGAAATGTTATCCGTAGAAATCACGTTCCGATTAGGACGGTATTGGACTTTTAATGTTTAACCAGAGCATAAGCACTCAGGGCGTAGAGTATCAAGTCCTTTCGTTACAGGATTTTCGGCACGGGCTTAACACATATGTAGCTGCCGACCGGATAGCGCCGACAGAGGCGTCTAAGCTGGTTAATTGGACAATCGTAAAAGGCGGCGGGTTAATTTCGCGCCAGCCGGTTATTCAGTATTCTACGACAGGTACAACTAGCTATGCAGCGGTGAAGCACATCCGAGAGGTTAAGATCGGCGGGACCGCTTATGTCCTCCTAGTGGATTCTAATTACAGGCTTTACTACCTTAACGGAACCCTGCAAGCAACTTATATCGCTACGCTTGAGGGTGATGCTACAATTCTATCGTACAATAACGCCGCTGTTGTGTGCGATGGCTCTTACCTTAAATATCTAAGTAGTATATCGGCTGTTAAAATTTGCTACGACGGAGGAACCGGATCGTCCGGAGTTCAATTTACAAATTTATCACTGGACCAGGACACTTTTTTACCTCTTGGTGATGGCACTATAACAAAAGTTGCCCAAAAATTTACGTCTCAAGCGTTTACGACCGGGTACACAATTCCAATTACTCAATGCGAGGTATATCTTGATAAAAACGGAGCACCGACAGGGACAGTGACGGCCGTATTGCGAAAGGTGTCTGGCGGGTCTGTGATTGCGTCTAAAGTTTTATGCGATGCTTCCGAAGCCACGGCGGGGACGCCAGCGAAGTTTACCGCCTTATTCACATCATCTGACATAACAGAAGAGATGTCACCATCAACAGTATATTATATATCAATGGAATATACTGGTGGAGATGCAGCAAACTACGTCAAGGTTATGTGTAATAATATCGGTTCCGGTGGTCTATCTTATTATTATGACGGGTCATGGAAAACAGACACTGCGAAAAATTGCATCATGTCGGTGTCCCCTGGAAGACCTCCTAAGGGTAAGTTTGGTGCCATATGGAATAAGCGGCTGTTTATAGCTGGCGATCCTGACAATCTTGGCGTGGTGTGGTACGGGAATTTAACACAGCTTGATTGGTCAACAACCGACGGTGGCGGTTATCTAAGCGTTGTTGATGATCACGCCGATAGCTTTCAAGTTGGTGCCATGACTGAACTGTATGGTAATCTCTATGTTTTTGGCACCCAGGCACAACCGTATCTTGTTAAAATTTCAGGGGCTACACCAAACGAATACGCTCAAGAAACAATGTTCCAGAGACCTTGGGCGACTCATAAAACTCTAGTCAACGCCGTAAATGACATTTGGTATTCTACCGGTGAAGGCACGGCACCTATTTCCGGCGTGCAAGAATACGGTGATTTGAGGTCGTTTTTTTCATCCGACGCAATTCAGGATAGGTACGAGAATTATTGGTCTACAAATACAGCAATAGCCGGGTATCATTCTGATACAGGCCAATTATTACTGGTTCTTGATTATCATAGAATCTTGGCCTGTCATACAAAACTGGCCTCACAAGGCCCTGACGGTGGGGCTATTCGGTATCCGTGGGCTGAATATGAAATATACCGTTACAATTTCTCGTCATCTTCGTATTGCTGGATTAAATCACAAAGCGGGACTAATGAATATTTTCTGTCGGCCCCGCAATATGAAGATTGGACAGGGCATACAGAAGTTGATTTGAACGACCATATTACCGTTGCGGCTAACAGCATAACGGCAGCTTTGAGCTTGGGGGAAGACGCCTATCTTTATTATGACCTCGGCGGGGATATAATTTCGGGTGATTTCGAGTATCGAGTCCAGGCTAAGTTTAACAGCGGCGAAGGGATCGTAGTTTTTGCCGGCGTATCAGACACTGTTGCTGATTTATTTAGTCTTCAAACAGCCGGGGGGCATGAAATTTGTGTTCGCGGTGCTGGCAATGGCGGTGAGTATGTCATTTATTTATCAGAGTCATACGGGGTTTATGAGGGTGTTGATTGGGTATACGCCGACGTAGACACTGATTATTACCTGAAAGTTGTTCGAGATGAATCCGTTGGAACATACGGAACCGTTTATTGCTATATCTATTCAGACTCAAATTATAGCGTTTTAGTAGACACGCTTTCTCTCGCTTTAAGTGGAAAGTATGATTACCGCTATATCATGTCGGCGCAGTCATATTGTATCGGCACGGCCGAAACGTTAAGCGTAACCATCAGCAATTTAATCGTTTACGATAAACCATATGACCCCTCTATAACGGCGCAACCCGGTTACATTACAATGGATGGTATTGTATTGACAGAAGGAACTGTTGGGAGCTTATCAGACCACGGATGGGATTATGATGATAATGACACCCTTGGGTTTAACACGGTTTATATTCGAGACGAAACAGGCGATCCGGATGTAACGGGAGTTGAAATCCGAGCGATCTTAAAACCAACGTCGTTTGGCACCAGCGGAGATTATTTTCTTATTGGCGGGTCAGATGGTTATGTCTATCGGTTTGATAAAACAGACTATAAGGATATGACAAACATCCAGATTAAGCCAATTCTTATGACCGCTTATATCGAGATGCCGTTTTCTTACGTCAACTTTAACCAGATTCAATTATTTGCCAGTTCAAAGGGCGGTGGCTATATCGGCGTAAATCTATATACAAACGGGCGATACGGGGCCACGGCTGCGACTGTAGCGTTTCCAATTACGGTTAAGGACGACTTAACTGTTTCCGAGTATACAATGGATGTCTCTGATATGTTGTTTACGGTATCACCATCAGTTATTGAACCGCTGTTTAAGTATATAAATTTTAATTGCCGGTCAGTCATGATCGAATTAACCGACGCGGTGATGTCTGGTTATGCGATGAACAACAACGGGATTATCCTCAAGTATAGGAGGCTTAGTTACTAATGACTGTTAGCAGAGACGAAATATTAGGGACTGATACCGGGTACGCGGCCTTAGTTACAAAAGTAAATAACGACATGGTTGAGTTGTTTACCATAGCCGCCGAAGTAGAGGCCGCAAGGGACGGCGAATCATCCCTGCTAGATAAAGTGGACGCAATTGACGCGGAGATTGCCGCTCTTACGGTTGGGACGGGATGCCCTGTGTCGGCCAATGATACCACGCCAGGGTATCTTAACGGGAAGCTTCTTGGTGATACCGACATATTGCTGACGGAAGGGTCTGACGGCGGGAATGAGACGTTGACAATATCATTAAAAAGTACGGGGCAGTTAGCCACAATGACAGCGGCGACCGAGTTGTTAATTAGAAATACCGAAAACATAGCATTTTTTTGTAGCATGGCTTTTTAAGGAGGAGTTATGGCTATTACCAACACGTTTGGAAAATTAGTAAGTCTGAGGCCAGCAAACACCGACGAGGCTCAACTTTATGCTGTCCCGGCGGCGACCGAGATAAACGCGGTTTTGCGAATTTGCAATCAGGACACGCAGCAACGAACGTGCAGGGTGGCGCATACAACGGCAGGTCATGGTGCTTCTGCGGCTGATGGAGACGATTGGTTATATTACGACAAGCCAATCCCGGCCAATGACACAATAGAAATTTCAATTCATGCCAACGCTACCGAAACGATCAGGGTAAAGGCAAGCGCGGCAGATAAATTGTCTTTCCATTTGTCTGGGCAGAAAAAGGTCACTTCATGATAAGCAAAACAAACCAGAAATCAAAAGCGCAGGCGTTCACGGCTACAGACGCAACATGGTCTATCCCATCTGGGGTAACATTTTTTAAATATTTGCTGGTAGCAGGAGGAGGCGGTGGCGGTAGTTCCGCTGGTGGCGGTGGCGGTGGCGGCCAAGTTAAAGTTGGGGTTTTCCCGGTAACCTCTGGATCAGCAACGCTTGCTATTACTATCGGAGCGGCCGGTGCTGGTGGTACTGGCGGTGGGGCCGGGGCGGCGGGAGGTAATAGTACAATTTCAGACGGAACGCTGACCGTGACCGCTTTGGGCGGTGCTGCTGGTGGTGGTGGCGGTGGTGCAGGTGGTGCCGGTGGCGGTTCTGATAGCGACTATGGCGGTAGTTCCGGAGGTTCCGGCGGCGGTGATGGATTAGCCTTTAATTCCGCTGGGTCTGGTGATCCGTGCCCTGGGTTTGGGATCGGTGGGGCATCAGCGGCCGGGACGACTTGGCGAAATGGTGGTGGCGGCGGGTCGTATGGTAATGGCGCTGCTGGTGGTGGTGTTGGAAATCCTGGCGCAAGCGCGGCCGCCAATTCTGGCGCTGGTGGCGGCGGCGGTGATGATGCTGGCGCGCAAGCCGGTGGCGCTGGCGGTTCCGGATATTGTATTTTGTTTTGGGTGGGATAATATGATTTCTCAATTAAATCAATCGTTAAAATGTCAGACATTCACATCAACCAATGCTACTTGGCCTATACCTGGCGGGGTAACTGGGTTTGAGTTTGTTCTTGTGGCTGCTGGTGGTGGTGGCGGGAAATCCGGCGTTGATGGCGCTGGCGGTGCTGGTGGTCAAGTTAAAGTCGGGATGTTCCCGGTTACTGCTGGAGCTTCTACTTTAGCGATTACTATTGGGGCAGGTGGTGCCGGGGCGACAGTAGCGAACGGAACGGCTGGAGGGAACAGTTCAATCTCTGACGGCACTTTAACTATCACGGCTTATGGTGGGAACGGGGCCACAGGGGCAACCGGTGGCACAAGTGCCGGGCCATCTCTCGCTAGTGCCGGTGGTTCTGGTGGTGGCGCCGGCGGTGATGCTGGAGTGTCTGGCAATTCGTGCTATGGATACGGTATTGGCGGTACTGGTGCTGCCGGAAGCGGTGGCGGTGGAGGTGGCTCATACGGTAACGGTGCGGCTGGCGCAACCGCTGGATCGAGTGCAGCCGGGTCAAATGCTGCCGCAAATTCTGGTGGCGGCGGTGGTGGCGGGGATACCGGGGGTAATGGTGGGAACGGTGGCTCCGGCTACTGTATTTTATATTGGGTAGAATAATGGAGTAAGGAGATAATTATGACACTTGCCAATACTACATACACTTCATTCAACATTCCGACAGACCTGACACCTGTTAATAAGTCAACATCGACTTCAAGCGGAAGCGGTAGTAGCCAAGCTGGTATTAACTGGAAAAATCCTCTTGCTGCGGCTATGCAACCGCTTCTTATCCAATCCGGGCAGCAGTTGCCGGGCGTTGTCGATAATATGGGAGCTACCCTACAAGGGCAATATGCCAATGCAATGCGTAGCGCTATGTCCCCAAATATGTTTCAGGGTACGCTTAATCAGTTAGCTAACCGTGGAATGTTGAACAGCTCTGTTGCTGCGGACGCTTTAGCTTCAGCGCAGAATCAGGCGGCGCAAGACATAGCGAATCAGGGCTTTACGTCTCAGTTGGCCCAGCAGACGGCGCAAATGCAGTTACCTGAAACATTAGGTAATTTGGCAAAACTGGCAGAAGAGAGTTCTTCTGTTAATAGGTCCAATACCGCAAGCCAATCTCTTCAGACTGATCCTCTTGCGCCGTATGAATTGATAGCCAAGATGATGATGTATTAAGGAGGATGAAATGGGTTTTGGTTCTTTAGGCAGTGTAGCATCGGCAATATCAAACCCCGGCACGGCTGTTGCTGGTTTAGCGGCCGGGGCGTTGGCTAGTGGTAGCAAGATTAACAAAAACAAAGCCAAGAACACGGAAGCAAGCAAGGCCGCACCACGGGACGAAGACCAACTAAAGATGTGGGAGGGCTTTACTGAGTTATTATTTGGCTCCCCAACAGATGAGTTTGATAGGTTTGATGTTGATTATTACATCAAGAACAATCCGGATGTAAGGCAAAAGCTAAAAATAAAAGACCCTGGTAACATAACCGATAAAGACAGGGAGAGGGCTAAAAAGTATTATAACAGCGCAAAGAGCTTTGACGCTGATTATTATTTACAAAACAATACCGACGTGGCTGAATCGCTTGGTATCGATGTAAATAATATGACCAAGAAGGATAAAGAAAGAGCGAAAAAACATTGGAGTAAAATAGGTCAATACGAGAACCGCGCCGCTAATGATGCGGTCACATATGACCCAGAGTCTCTTGTCGCTAAATCATATCAAGATAGATTGGCAGAAGATATTGATTACACTAAACAAGCTGACCAAACTTTTATTGACACTTTATCGAATATAAAGGATAATAGAAATACAGCAAATAACGACTATAGCGGCACATTACAGCAGTTAATGGAACGCGATTTAGGGCTTGCTACATCAACACCTATCATGCTGTCTGGGCCGGGGTTAAGCGGGCCGGTCGCGTTTTCGTCGGGAACACAACGGAGGGCTGCCGACAATGTTACTGAGCGCGGTGGTATTATCAATCAGCTTGCTAATGCTATCGCTGACAATAATACAGGATTTGCTCAAGCCCAGAATCAATTCGCGAATATGTACACACCGAATAGAGCCGAAAACGAATATATGAGTTATCTGCAAAATCTTAATGCAGCGCAAGACGCTCTTAGGTATTCAACCCCGACAACCGTTAGCACCGGGGAAACAACCCCGAGCCTTTTAAGCACGTTGGGGACTTTAATGAGTGGCGCCGGTGGTGCTGCGTCTTTAATGGGTGGGTAAAGGGAGCGAGTAATCATGGCTAATGTTATCCCGGCTTTAGTAGAAATGCAAAGGAACAGCGAACAAACATTCGCTGGCGGTTTACGCGATCTTGTGGCTGGCATTCAGCAATATAAAGGCCAAAAAGAGCAGGACAAACTAAAAGAATTAGGCCAGTCTTTTATCCAAAGCGGTGATTATTCGCCTGAAGGGATACAGACGTTTGCTAAGAACAACAAGGTTTCCCCTCGTGAAATGGCGAGCATTGTGCAATTAGCATCTGCCTTTGAGCAGTACAAGGAAGAAAAAGACCCGCTGGTGCCATTCGAACAGATAGACGAAAGCGGGGCTAAAAGCGTCGGATACAAGCGCCGGAGCGAATTAACCGGGGGGATGACAAAGGTGTCCCCGGCCAAGACCGAAACGTATTATGACAAAGTTACGGGTCGGCCCGTAAAAGTAACACAAGGTCAAGACATACCGGCCAATGCCGTCCCAGATGATTGGCATTGGAAACAACAAAAATACGACCTGGACAAAAGAGAGTTAGACGCACACAGCAAGTTGTGGGAAGCGCAAGCTCAATCGAGCAGGCAGAAAAAAGAAACACCAAACCAGAAAATCGCAAGGTCGAAGCTATTGGCTAAGACACTTGGGTGGACCGAAAATGGTTATGATAAAGACGGCAACCCTCTTCCGGATAAAATAACATATTATAACAGCCTAATTGCAAACGGCAATCCGATGGCTAAAGCTGCGCTTGATCTTGAATATAGTGTAGCTGGGCTGGAAGCCGATGGCGAGGGAAACGGACAGAAAGAGCTTAATATATTTACAGGGAAAACAGCCACAACAAAAAATGACGCCACTGGCGAGGACATAGAAATCATGGAAACCAAAGATGGTCTTTGGGTTACTGAAATAGCCGGTAAGTTATATGAAGTAAAACCAAATTCTACAGAGGTAAGCGGTAAAACAACCCCGGGAAAAACGGCTGAAAAACAATCGCCAGGGGGGCAAGCGCGTCAGAAGGCTCCCAGCGAAGTTGCCAATCCATTTACACAACGGAATCCGGATTACGAAGCCGAAAACGTTTTCAAAAAGTATGATAAGGTTTTTGAAAACGGTGGTATTATATGGGGTAAGAAAGGCGACCAAATAGTTAGAATTATGACGAAGCCAAAAGAAAAGTTGTCTGTGTTTTCCGGTGGGGGTAGGCTTGTCAATCCGGAATGGGAACAGTACCAGGAAATATTATCACGACTTAACAGATAACGAATGGTAATAAAATAGAATTAAACGGACATGTCCAAAACATAAACGGACATGTCCATCAGGAAATATTATACGCACGGTTTTTCCTAAAAGGATCGTGAATGGCAAAAATAATCGGTTTATATAATCCTAAAGAAGAACGCCAGACAGTGGATGCCGAGAACCTACCGTCATTGTCTGGCTGGAAAGTAGTGGGTGAATATAACCCGCAACCGGGAGAAGTCAATCAGCCGCAATCTTCTGGCCTTTTTAGGCAATATGCGGTTGACCCGGCCATTACCTTGTTAGGGAAAGGCGTAGTTGGCGCAGGCGAAGCGACGGTCGGGTTGGCCGATCTTGTTTCTGGTGGGCATGCTGGAAGGGCGTTAGAGAGAGCCACGGGGTACGACCCAAGGGTAACTAAGGAATTTTTTGAGCAATATCAAACGCCTGAATACAGGGCGAAAAAAGCCAAACTCTCCGAAGCAGAGGGGATTATCGGGAAAGCCAAAGTCGCTTTAACAAACCCGTCTTTGATAGTGGATACCGCTTTAGAGTCTTTGCCTTCAATGATCGGGGGCTGGGGAATTGCCAAAAAACTTGTTCCCTATGTCGGGCTTGCTGTTGCTGGTGGTATTGGCGAAGGCTTGGTTACAGCTTCACAAAACGCTGAACAGGTCAGGCAGGAAGCCCCCGATAGGCTTCTCAGCACAAAACAAATTGCCTTGGCGCTTGGTAGTGGCGCTGCTACTGGCGCTATTGGTGCGGTCAGTGGTAAAATCGCTCAGAAGTTAGGCATTGCCGATGTTGATACAATATTCCATAAAGTTGATGTTGATGGAAAAGCAAAGAAGGGAATTACAAGAAAGATAGTCGAGGGCGTGTTACAGGAAGGGTTCCTTGAGGAATTACCACAGTCTGTTCAAGAACAGATGGCACAAAACCTGTCTTTAAACAAGCCGATTACAGAAGGCCTAGACGAAGCGGCGGTAATGGGCGCACTGTCTGGCGGGTTAATGGGCGGTGTGGCAAATGTAGTTCAGGGGGGAGTAAAAGCAGATCCGGTATCGAAAGAAATGCTTACCGATCAAGAGCAAATGGCAATTGCTAGATTAATGAACAGTGTTTCTAAAGCCGTAAAAAAAGGCGATCAAAACGCAGCGGCTAAAGCAATTTCTTCTTTCATGGAAAACAATAAAGTTCGGGATAGCGTAAAGAAGAGTTATTATAATCATATAATTAAACCGCCACAAGACACGGGGAATATTCCTCTCCCTGGACAGGTTCAGGCCGTTCAAACCATGACCCCGGCTGAAAAGATGGCCGTGGCTCGGTTTAAAGCGGTATACGACAAGGCGCAAGAGACCGGAGACATGTCCGGTATGGATAAGGCAGCAGAGGATTTTCTGAACGACGCAAACGTAAGGCCGGAAATTAAACAAAATTTCTCGGCCGCGTTGAGCGAAGCAAAAAGCAAAACAAATCAAACTGATACAGAAACGGTTCCGGAACAAGCCAAGTCCGCACCGGAGTCTATTTTTGACGAGGAAACACCTGATAATGTTGACATAAATGAAGTATCTCAGAAGGCTAAAGAAGCTGGCGTTCCAATCCCAACAGACCGGGAGTTTAATGCCCAGCAGCTTTACAAGCATGTCCGGAACGAACTTATTAAGGCCGGGGAAATCTCACCAGACATCACAACTTCTGATGGCAAGCCGTTCAAAACTCAAAATGGCCTTATCGGGCAACTAAAGGCCCGTGGGTTGTCTGATATGTATGACGTTACCGGATCGCCCGAAACGGGGTATATTGGGAAACCAAAAGCCCCAGTCAAATCTATTGCGCAAACATTACAAAAAACAGTGGTGGAGACGGCTGAATCGGCGCCACAAGGCGACGAAATAGAAAAGCAAGGGGTGACTACCGGGGAAGATGAGAAGATGGCTGAAAACGCCCCTGGCGCGGTTAGCCTCAAAGACATTAAAGACGATGATCTTGTTTCCGAGATATCAAAGTCGGTTGATGCAATCAGGAAGAATCCGAATGACGATAATATGTTTAATAATTTTCAAGCCTTAATGAACGAACAAGCAAGGCGGTTAAAAGAAAATACTAAGCAACCTGAAGAAGACAAGCGCGGCGTAAACCCAACCTTGAGGGAAGCTATCAATGGGCTGCCGAAAGAAGTTCAGGATAGTATTGTCAGAATTTATAGGCAAGATGTACAAATAGAATCAGAAAAAGACGCCTTTGTTCCAGACATATTGAATAAAAAGGGTTTTGTCAGGTTAGTCCCGGACCCGAAAGAGAAACGTCCGCTTGTATTCTTCGATCTGGATAAGTTTAAGTGGATAAACGATAATACGAAAAAGGCCATATTGCCGACCGGAGAAGAATACCCTGGCGGGCATCCGCTTGGCGACTACCTGTTAAAAACAGTCGGCCAACTGATGGTAGCGTCTCGAAATGAGGCCGGGGTGGAAGGCGTACATCTTGCGCGTGCCGGTGGTGATGAATACCAAATATTCGGTGACGTAGGCAAGACATCAAAAGAAAGTATTGACAAAGTTGCCAAAATATTGCAAGATAAAGTCAAACAAGTTACGCTTGAAATTGAGGGGGAAGACGGAACTTGGTACACAATGCAAGGCATACCACTTACGATGGGCTTTGGAGAAAGCCTTGCAGATGCAGACGTAAAAGTAAAGGAGGTCAAAAATGCAAAGCCAGCAGACCCCGAAAGAAAAGGAAAACCGGAAACCCTCGTTAGACGGGATCAAGTCGTTCCGCGTACTCCAGAACGGGAATCTGATAGCGGAATGGTCGAAGGAGAAGGGCCTGAAGGAGTTCAATCAGCCCAAGAAGTAGCCCGCCAAAACTACCTTTCCACCCTTACAGGCAAAAAGCTAACAGCCGCATATGACTATTTTGCCTTCACCGATTCCCTCACCGAAGATCAGCGCCAAGCTGTTTCTGGCATAATCGATCCTACCCCCAAAAGCCCAAGCATGGCATTGGCATCCATAAAGGATGCTGTTGCCAAGCATAGCGGCTTGAGAAAGATGCAAGCCAAGGCCGGGATAAAAGCCCCTGATGTTAAAGAGCCGCCCACGCTTCCCAACGACCAGCGGCCAACCAACAAGAAAAACCTGTCAGTTGATAGCGCCGATGCCATATTTACCGAAGCGTTAAAGCAAATGCAGTACGAGTCCAATAACACGGATACCAGAGGCACGGCAACAAACGAGGCTGGCGAGACTGTAGCTTATAGTGCCTCATCGCCGCAATGGATTAAAAAGCTGAACGGGTCGAACAAGGAAAATATCCGTGGCCTTGTCGGCAAAAACGGCCGGGACACGAAAGAGCCTGTTTTTGACAGGCGAGAAATTGATAATTTGATCGGCAAATATTTAGCCGATATTCCGTTCACGCCAAGACAAGCCAAGCGGTTCTCATATTTAAAAGAGATAGCGGAAACGGAAATTGCGTCCAAGAACCCTGATTTGCGCGATGCCAGAGAAGCCGAAAGCCTGGAGAAAGAAGGGTACAAAATTATCGGCCAAGATGTCCCTGTCGGGGACTTGAGCGTTGGCGATAAGTTTTATGGCCGTATTCCTGGCCGGGATGTCCAAGACACATACACGGTTGTGTCCGTAGACGAAAATGGCGACGCAACGCTGAAAGACGGCATCACCAAGACGCTTGACGTTTTCGATACGGTTGAAGTGGTAGGCATAAAGGAAAAGGGCAAACAGCCATCAAATAAAAAAAGCGAACCGAATCAGCAAGATATCCCAGAATCGTCAAAATCCAATACTGCCGCATCAAATAAATTCCGCGCTGTTGGCTACGCCTGGATAGACGGCAAGCGCCGCACGCTAACCGATGCCAAGACCATAAAGCGCGGCAAGGACAAGGGCAAAATCAAGGTTAGATACATCACCGGCCCAGGGGCAACCAAGGGCAAAACTGTTGATGCCAGCGCGGTCAAGATGAATGAGGCCGAATATATTTTAAAAGATAAGCCGGGATTCAAAAAAACAAATGAACCAGCCACCGGCCTGTCTGTTTCAGAAGTCCGTTCCATTACCGCCCCTCTTTTGACCGGTCTGAACACCGGCCTGAAATACAACTACGTCCAGTCTGAAACAGAGATAGGCGACGCCACTATTCAGGGCGCTATTAAAAAGAAGAACGCACAGGGAAAGATAGCCGCCGTTATCTGGCAGGGTAACGTCTGGCTTGTCGGGGACAACTTGAAAGACCAGGCTCATGTTGAATCCGCTGTCCTGCATGAAGTCTTCGGGCATCACGGTGTGGAAAGCGTGTTGAACCCAAACCAGGCCAAGTTGTTTTTCACCGGGGTATATGAAAGCAGGAAGGGGGAAAAAGACTTCCAGAATATTGCCAGCCGATACAAGGCAAACCTGAACACCAAGGCCGGGCAACTTGAGGCGGCGCGTGAGTATGTGGCCCACCTTGCTGAAACTGGTGTTGATAATTCAATCATAAATCGGCTGATAGGCATGGTACGGAACGCTCTTAGAAAGATGGGCTTTACCATGAAGATAAGCGACAACGACATCCGGTATCTGATTGGCATGGGCGCAAGGAAGATGCGGGGGGGTATGTTAACCGCTTCCGGCATAAGCAAAGACGGTATGCCGCTGTTCCAATCTGTTTGGCACGGTACGCCGCATATATGGCAGGCAGAGCCGGGTTATCCGCACGGCAGGGCAAGGCTGGATAAGATCGGCACGGGTGAAGGGGCGCAGGCTTACGGGTGGGGGATTTATTTTGCGGAAAATAGGGATGTCGGGAGTGAGTATGCAGAAAAATTAGCACGGGATAATTGGGAGTTACCGCCGAGGCGTTTTTTAAATGGCGAAGAATTGAAGCATGGATCCCCAGAATATCATGCAGGGACACTTCTTTCTCGGAATGGCATGACCTTATTGCGTGCGAGGAAAAATGTCGCTGGGTGGATATCAGATGGTGAGAAAGATTCACGTTTAACTAAAGAAGTGTCCGGTTGGAAAAGAACTCTTGAGATATTAAACCAAGTAAAGTCGAAAAAAGAATTTACGGAAAAGCCAAATCCCGGTCAGCTTTACAACCTCGATATTCCCGAAGATGTAATGCACAAGCTCTTGGATTGGGATAAGCCGCTGAGTGAGCAGAGCGAGTATGTGAAGAAGGCGCTTGAAAAAGAGGATATTATCGATTCTGTTATTAAAGCATTTGGTGGGGAAGATATTGGTGGCGATAAGATATATTTGGGAATAGCGGGGGAGCTTGCAAAAAAATCAACAATAGAAGGTACTATTGAAAAAATTTCCAATTCAAAAAAGCAAGCCGCTTTATACCTTGCTTCCATAGGCATCCCCGGCAATAAATATCTGGACGGCATGAGCAGGGGAAAGGGCGACGGATCGTATAATTATGTTATTTGGGATCAAGGCGTTCTTGACCGTATCGCCCTGCTGGAGCGCAATGGGGAAAAGCTGGACGCTATCAGGGAAGATCAGGGCCAGCCGGAGTTTATGTTGGACGATAGCCGGTACGATGGGGGAACAGCGGCAAGCGTGGGGGAAGGGTTGCTTCCATCTGATACAAACTACAGGTCACGTTTTCCTAAAGTTCGTGGTGGGTGGACCAAAGAAAAAATAAGGTCATCGTTAAGGAAAGCAGAAAGCGGGGATGAAACAAATTTTTACTTTGAGATAATGAAGTTTGATTCACCGGGAGAACTATCAGAAAACCTTTTTTATCATGGTTCTGGGCGTGGAATAGGAAAGTTGAAACCAAGCATAACTATGTCTGAAGGAGAAGCGGAATCTTTTGGCGGTGGCGGTTATGGCCAAAGATATTGGGGGATTTCTTTATCTAAAGACAGGAACACAGCGTCTAATTTTTCCGGGCAATCACGATATGGAAGCGTGGCTCCTGTTGTGTTGAAAAAAGGCGCAGTTGTTAAGTCTATGCCTGACATACAAGATGCAGTAGAGATAGAAGATATTATTGAAGATTTGTGGAACCAGGGGGTTGACGCTGTAAAAATAGGTGATTGGGATGCACCTTCAAGCGAACAAGAGATTGTTGTTTTAAATCCAAGGGCTATAGCTGTTGGAAAGCCGACCAGTTTTCCTGTTTTTAAAAAGGAGATACAGCCATCTTTTAACGAAGAGCAAATTGATGAAATGTTTTATACCGCTCTTGATAAATATACCGAAAAGGCTGCTGCTAACCGTGAAAATAGAAGGGTCGAGTTTATAAAGAAATATGGTAGAGAGCCAAGCGGCTTGGTACATCCAATGGTGCAGCGCATTAAAGATAGGTTTGAACGCATTATTTCCAGCCGTCAGAACGGAAAGCCTTCCTTCATGCTCACCGACACCGACACGGCCTACCTTAACGCCGTAGCCGAGGCCGAGAAGTCAGGGGATTGGGCAAAAGTGCAGAAGATGGTGGACGATGCGGCGAGGAAGGCGGGGTATACGGTAGAGGCGTGGCACGGAACGGATAAAGATTTTAATGTTTTTGAGCCGCAAAGAAGCCGTGATATAGGTTCTCATTTTTCATTATCAAAAAAAATTGCTGAATCGTTCGGGAACGCGAGAAAGTTCTTTTTAAGAGTAGATGATAAATTATATGTTAAAGACGTTTTCAGCACCCTCCAGGGCGACTATCCACATTATGATGTCACCAAAGATTTAATAGATAATGGTGCTATCCAAGACGGGGGCGATATCTTGGATTTAGCAGACGACGCAGATAACGCTTTCACGGAAGCGAAAGAGGAAAATGAAAACATTGATGTGCGAGAAATCGATTTGCCCGAGATAAGAGATTTTTGGGCGGCTCTCAACGAACTCGTTATGTCAGAGAATGTCGGTAAGAATTTTGCGTTAGTGTATGAAAACGAAGCAGAGGGAGGCGGCGATTCTATTGCTGTTTTCGACCCCTCCCAGATTAAGTCCGCCGACCCCGTAACCAGTGACGCTGATGGCCGTATCATCCCCCTGTCCGAGCGGTTCAACGACCAGAGCGATGATATCCGGTTTATGATGAACGAAACCCCAGAAACTCTATCCTTCGGGGGCAGGGTAAAAGAAAAAATAAAAGCTCTTGCCGATAAACTTGACACAAATGAGTCCGGAAGATCAAAGATGCGGGAATGGAAGATGAAGCAAGCTTATAACTTCCTTGACTCTATGGACCCGTTAAAACAAATACAGGGATATTTTCAGATTCAGGACGAGTTCCTTGACGCCTACCAGACTGAGCGGTTGCGGGGCAAACGGGAATCCGGCTTGATAAAAGAATTTCGCCGGGAAGTCTTAAAGCCGATAATTGAGCGCATGGCAAAGGCCGGGATAACGTTCGACATGCTGGACGAGTACCGTCATGCCAAACACGCCGAGGAGGCCAATAAACGTCTTGAGCTTATCAACGCAAAGACCACTTTAAAACAGTACGCACAGATAGAGACCGCTGATACAGATAACCTGCGGAAACAGATAGCGGCTATAGATGAGGAAGCAGAAGCGGCTAAGGATGCCGACGGATTTGACTCTATTGAAACACAAAAAAAGTACCTTGCTTTATTAAATAGCCAAGCCCCAAAATCAGATAAGCAAAAAGAATTTATGGCGGCTTGGAATAACAGGCGGGTACGATTAGCCGGTATTACAAACGAAAAGGCGGCTGAAATACTAACTAAATACAATAACAATACCGAAATTGAGGCAATCCGAAAAGAATTTGCCAAGATTGATGATGACCGGCTAAACATCCTTGAAAGCTCTGGCGAAATTACCGCCCAGCAGGCAGAAGCGATGCGCAAAGCCTATAAATTCTATGCCCCGTTATACCGTGAAGGCAAGGACGGAAGACCGGCATCAGGTCGTAAGACTGGGGCCATAGGTAGCCCGATTAAGGCACGGGCTGGTTCTACCAGGGCCGTAGAAGAAATATCGGCCCACACTATCGCTAACTACGAAAACGCCATTTCAAGATCGTTAAAGCATGAAACCGGGCGGGTGTTATACGACCTTGTGAAAGAGACAGAAACCAATGACGGTTCAGTCTGGTGGATAGAAAAACAACCCAAAAAACCGGCTTACGATAAAGACGGGAACATCGTTTACTATCCGGACATGCAGGAACCAGTGGACGGATTTTATCTCAAGATCGACGGCCAGCGATATTTAGTCCGGGTGAACACCGAAGATCCGACAATGGCGAGGTTCCTTGAGTCTATCAAGACGGCCCCGGAAACAAACGGGCTTATCAAAGGGCTTGCTGCCGTAAATAGATGGATGGCAATGGTCAACACCAGCCTGTCACCGGAATTTATGGCAACAAACTTTATCCGCGATCTTCAGACCGCCGGGGTGCATCTTGAAGACACCGAACTGAAAGGTATGCAAAAAACCATTCTGAAGCGAATCCCGTCTGCTATAAAGGGAATTTGGCAGGCTGAACGGTCTGGCAAAAAAAATGGTATGTCCGGATGGTACAGGGATTTTGAAAAGAACGGCGGCAAGATGGGGTGGGCATCCGGGTATGAAGAAATAAAGGACATCAGCAAGCGGTTACGGAAGGAGTTAAGCGAAGCCAATGGCGAAGCTGTCGCAATGGCAACGGCTAAAAAACTTCTGGATATTGTAGAAATCGCCAATGCCGCTATTGAGAACGGGGTGAGGCTGTCAGTTTACAAAACAATGGTTGAAAAGGGATACAGCAGGCAAAAAGCCGCCACTGTAGCATCAGGACTTACCGTAGATTTCACCAAAAAGGGGAAGTACGGCGGCACGATGAACGCCCTCTACTTGTTTTCAAACGCCGGGGTTCAGGGTAACTTGAGGATGATTCAGGCCATAGGCCGTTCGCCCCGTGCAAGAAAGATAGTGGGCGGCATTGTGGCTACAGGGTTCGTCATGAATATCCTGGGTATGCTGATGGGCGGGGATGATGATGACGATATAGCCCATTATGACAAGTTGAGAATGACAGACCCAGGCCTGTTTGAAAGAAACATTGTTGTCATGATACCTGGTGGGGAAGGAGACCACTTTAAAATTCCAATGCCCTGGGGCTACAACGCTTTCTATAACGCAGGCCACGAGCTAAGTAATGCTCTATATAAGACAATGACCGGCGATAGGTATGATCCGGTTAAAGGTTCCAGCAGGGTCATGTCAGGGTTTGCCAATTCATTTAACCCGATGGCTTCTGCTACTTTATTGCAGACGATAGCGCCGAGTATTCTGGACCCGATAGCAGTTGTCGGGGAAAACATTCAATGGCATGGTGGCCCGTTGATGCCGGAACGAAACCCGTTTGAAAAGATACCGAAGCCGGACTCTCAAAGGTTCTTCAAGTCTGTTTCAGCGCCATCAAAAATGGTGGCCCAGACGGTAAATAGATTAACTGGTGGCGACACTGTAAAGCCGGGGCTTATCGACGTGTCACCGGAAACATTGGATATGCTTTACGAAACGGCAACAGGGTCGCTTGGCAGGTTCGTCCGGGATGTGGCTTTATTGCCAATGGTTAAAGACGTAAAGAACGTGCCGTTTATTCGCAGGGTGTACGGCAAGAAGTCTGAATATGCCGATAGCCAGATTTATTATGATCGCGTCAAAGCCATTTTAACATTAAAAGAGCAGATAGAAAGTGATAGTAAATATCTGAAAAACCCGAATGCAAGATATATCCCTATTGCCGTTAAAGCAGAGAAGGAATTAACTAAATTACGCAAGCAAAAGCGCAAAGCCGAAGCGGCTGGGGCGAGCACTGAAATAATTGACAAGCGGATTGATGGGGTTCAAAAGAACTTTCTCAAGTTGACACAAAAAGCATCATAAGGAGAATGACATGGGCAACGAACTAACGCAAAAACCTGGAGTATCAAACAAAATTGAAGTTTACAAATTTGCAACCGGTTCTATCGCGGCTAGTGGTAGCTACACAACAAACGCTATTTGCACTCACGGCCGGACTGGTATTTGTTCCGTCCATTATGCCGTTACTGGTGACGGGACGGCTAAGATTGAATACCTTGTTTCTGCTGATGGCAGCACGTTTGTTGAACCGTCCAGCGCCTCAGATGTGGCGACTGGCAAAACGACCGGAAATTATGTTGACCCGTTTGAGCCGGTACTTGCCCCGTTCCTTAAATTGAAAGTCACGGAGACAGGTGGGGCGCATGCTATTGTTGTAACCATGCACGTTTGCATCCAGTAAAGGGGCGGCTTATGGCTTGGCATAATACAAAAGGCTGGTCAGGCTGGCCGTGGTCGGGTGGTAAGTGGCAGACGAGCGGATGGAAGCGATTAGCTGGGATATCTGGCGCAGCCAATGACGCTTTAAGGGCGTTTTACGACGCTATGGGTGGCGATTCATGGACTGACAACACCGGATGGGGTACGTCTTCGGCGGCATACTTTGGAGTCACAATTTCTTCAGGAACGGTGACAGCAATAAGTTTGCCGGGAAACAACCTGGACGGGGACGCTGGCACCACCCTTGACCCGCTGGCCGGGACGCTGGCGGTGCTTGACCTGGGCCAAAACACCGCTCTTGATGATATTGACGTGTCGGCCCTAACCGCCCTCGCAAATATTGACCTGGCCGGTTGCGATTTCGGCTCAAGTGTCGTTGCTGGAATCCTTGCCGACGTAGTAACGGCCGGGGTCAGTTCCGGTACGCTTGACATTGGCGGCAGCAACTCAAGCCCGACGCCTGCCGGGGTGACGGCTCTCTTGGCCCTTGAGGACGATTCGTGGACGCTGACATACAGCACCGTGATCATGGAGACAACAGGCACGGCAGCGACTATCAACACAGGCACTTTTAAATGTATTACTGCTGATGGCGACGCAACTATACACGCTTCAGCCGCTGATTTATCTTCTTATGTCGGGTGTAAGATCACTTTAACCGATTCGTCCGGTTATACGGCGTATGGGTGGGGACATGCGGCTGATGATGCGGAGGCGCTGGGGGCGGCGGCTGTTGATGACGACTGCTCGGCAGACGGAACGGCATCATGGACAAAATATGATTGTACACTGACATTCGACACAGACCACTATGTTTTTACCCGGACGGCAGCAACATATGGAGCATATAAACAGTTCTCTGCGCTTACATCTGGGAACCTTTATAAAGGGTCAATCACAACGAAGCTTGGCACTATAGCGTCTGTAAACTCGTCGTTTTATTTTGCCGATTCGTCCGGGGCACAGTCTGAATCATTCTCTACCGGTGCCGATTACGCAACGAACACACTGTATATCAACAGCAGCGGCTTATATAGGTTTGGTATTCTACTGGACGGCGGCATAAATGGCGACACAACATTGATGCAAGGCATTTCTCTCAAGCAAGTTACCGCCCTGGGCGCTGACGCCCTGCAAATAAGGTCAACCCCTGGTGGCAGTACCCGCAACTGGGCTTATAAGCACGCATCATTCAATCCGAACAGTATCGCGTCTATCACAGTAACGAAAGAATGCTATGCCATTACCGCTGATGGCGACGCAACGATCAGACTTGGTGGGCTTGACCTTTCCGGCCAGACCGGGAAGTACATCGTCGTCAAAGATACCGCCGGGAAGTACGCCACGGCTTACGGGCACGCGCAGGACGACGCGGAGGCGCTGGGGGCAGAGCTTATCACGAACGGAATATTTGCCGCTGATACGAGCTGGACAAAACAGCCGTCGTGGACTATTGCCGCTGGAGTAGCTACATATGACGATGCGTCTAATCATTCAATACAACCAACTAATGCAATATCCACATCAGTGAATGATTTAGTGAAATGTACATTTGATATTGGTGGTGCGGCTACATTTGCCCGCGTTGCGTTTTATAGCAATATTGAACCGGTTGGTTTCATATTTTCTTTTCTTGATAGCTACGCAGATTTGGTGAATGGGTCTTATTCATATACAGGGTATGTCAAGATTGCAGAGAAATTTCAATTTTACGCAAATATCGCTGGTACTGCGTTTAATTGGGACAACGTATCTTTAAAGAAATATACCGCCCTTGGCACCGACGCCCTGCAACTCCGCAGCACGGCGAGCGGCTCAACGCGGAATTGGGCATCGAAAGAAACCGGGTTTAACCCCAACTCAATATCAAAGATCGAGGTCTTCAATGCTGAATAAAATAATCATAGGAGCGGTAATTATGGCAGCAGCAACGGCGACGGCACAGATGCCGGATGAAGTTAAGGCGAAGGTGGACGCGATTAAGGCCAGCGTCAAGAGCGAGGTCAAGGCAAAGGGCAAGTTCCAAGAGGTGCGGGCCAAGACCGGCGACCGGGTTTTGATCCATGACGGCAAGAACATAATCGCCATCCGCGATCTTGACCCGTTTGAGGCAATGTCGGTGCCGAACACGCGGACGGTGTTTGTGGGCAACGATGGGCAGATTAACGCTGAAATCAACAAGCTGGGGCTGGCTGAAAAAACAAAGGCGAAGGCCGTTGAAACCCGCTGATGTCAAGGCGATAGCGGCGGCGGTGGCTGTATATATCGGGCTTGTTTTGCTGGTTTTAATTGATCGGATAATGAAGAAAATCAGGAGGAGAGGGCGGTGGCGCTAACAGGGCTTGAGCAACTATTGATTGGGGCGGGGTTATCGCTTGTCTCGGCAACGGCGACAGGTTCGATTGTCTGGATCAGAACGGCGAAAGAAAAGGTCAGCATCGACGATTGCCAGCAGTTGCGGGACAAGATCGAAACGCAGCACCGACGGGACTGTCCGATTGACCGCAACGTCATGACCAGGTCCATCCACGAACAGGAATGTGTAACAAAATTGACCCCGATGCTCTCCGACATTTCAGCGACAAAAGACAGCATCGAAAAGCTACACGCCAAGATTGACCGGATACTAGACAAGCAACGGGAATCAATTACGATGTCAGACCTCCAGGGATTTATTGAGGCGGCTATTAAGCGATGACGGCTTACCAATCAATCGAAGATCAGATAACGGCTCACGAGGGCATCCGGCTAAAACCGTATAGATGCAATGCCGGAAAACTGACTATTGGTATTGGCCGCAACCTTGACGACACAGAACTTAACCAAGACGAGGTTGCCTTAATGCTCCACAATGATATCCGCGACGCCCAAGACGACCTTGTTAATTTTTTTGGCCCCAACTTTTGGGAGGCAATATCGGAGGGGCGGCGGCGGGCTTTGCTTGACTTGCGGTTTAATGTCGGCCCTGACGGATTTAGAAAGTTTCGGCGGCTGGTCCGCGCTTGCCGGTGCGGAGAATGGGCCGTTGCGGCGTATGAGTTGGTTGATTCTAGGTGGTGGGATCAGGTCCAGGACGCCAGAAAAGAACTTTTGCACCATCAATTATTAACTGGCGAGGAAAACTTGCCGCAACCCCTTTAAAATCAAGGGCTGGCGGGCAGGTTTAACGAGAGGCTCCAGGATCGACGATCGGGTGGCTGGCAATGGTAAGGCAAGGGCCGGGAAAGCAAAAAATTGGCATAAAAGAGACTGCGCTCCGGAAAAAAGAAAAACGATACGCAATTTATATCTCATTTAACGATATGCAGATTCAAAGATGGTGGCGGCGGATAAAACAAACAATCAATGAACGGAAGGAGACGATGAAATGAGCATTTGGGATAAAATTAAAAGATGGTTCGTTGCGCTGGGAAAACTGCTGTTTGATTTTACCAAGACGACAGTGGCGCGGTTCATCGAGGAGTACCAAGACGACCTTATCCGGATTGTCTCTGAGGCGGCCATGATGCCTGGAACTGGAAAAGAAAAGAAGTCTTGGGCGGCGGCTCAGATGATGGCATTGGTGCCTGGGGCCAGCTTGTATGTTATCAATACGGCGATTGAAGTCGCTTACGCAACATGGAAAGAAAGCGAACTGGCTAAGGACACCGACGGCGACGGAATACCGGATTATCTTGATGTCGTGAACAACATCGAAGCGACGGAGGTCGATCAATGATACAAAACCACAAGAAGAAGCTGGCTGTAGCGGTCATCGTCGGGCTTTTGGCTTTGACCGCATACCTTATGCCGTAGACGCGGGATGTCTGTCTGCGGACGATTACGGGCCTGTTGTCTGGGTTTTTGATGTAGTGTGTTTTTTCCAGCAACTAGGGCATACCCATACTATGAGATCGTTTGGATGGCAAAACCGCTTGTCGTTTGTTTGGACCCATCCACTTCTTGAGATTTCAGACATGCCATTAAATGTTGGTATTTCGCCATATGGATTAATATTGCAATTATGGCAAGCACAAATCACATAGAAATATTTTGCCCCAATTTTCATTATTGCAGATGCTTTCATAATTTTTCCTTTGGCCCCCGGCAAATACTAACTTTTCAAAACAACCGTCAAAGAAAAGATTGGTTATAATTGTCTGGAAAACAAGCCGGGGGCCTATTCTCCAACTGTCAAGGATTTCTTGTTGGTTCACCTGTCTTGCGGCGCGATGGGTACTCATTCCGATCTGGAATAGTGGCTTCTTTTTTGCCACAAATTATATATTTCATAACACATCCTCATAACGCCTTAAATCAGCGGCACCGCTTTTGGTGTCCGCTGGATTTGGTTGTTATCTTTAATTAGCATTGTCGCCATCAAGCAATCCAGCGCCAATGCCGCAATCCCTACAGTATGGATTTCCGTCGTCATCAAATATTCCATCTTCTTCGCAAAAAGTTGTCGGCTCTCCACATTTGCAGCAAATCTGTAATGTGCCTGGGTAATTGTTTTGGTTCCATGCTTCGTGGTCGCTTTGGTGCATTGCGCGTCTCTTATCTCCCGGCCATGTGTTTTGCATTTGATACCCCATTGCGTTGCAAAGGTAACGATTAGATGTGCGGCGCTGCTTTTTGCGTCCGCTGGCTTTGATGGTTATCTGTTTGCTTCTACCTTGATTTTATCCAACACCACCTTCGCGCTCCGGCGCCGGGCCGGTGGCCTATTCACATTTCTTAAATCTGGCGGTTAGCTTGGTTATGGTGCATGCTGTTGTTATGCTGTATAATTGATTCTGTTATA